CTAATTAAACAGAACTTCGTCAATTCTCGCTTCAAAAAATTTATTCTTTACGCCCTTCGGATTAGTTAATGGTGTATTGATCGTAATTTTCTTGAACAACGTAAATACAACCATCTTTTTCTCTTCGTCATCAATCAAAGGCCAAAGCTCTTCCATCTCGGCCAACTCTTCGAGTTTCGGTATCGCTGACAGAGATACTTCGTTCGCAGCTATTTTTTTCTTAGCTTCCTTTTCTTTCTCATCTTCCTCAGTAATGCGTTTGCGAACCTCTTCCTTAGATATCAACCCTTCAACGAACATGTATTGCCATTTTTCCTTGCGCTCCACAATTCGTGCCAACTCTCTTTTCGCATCGTCAACTTCAGATGTTTTTTTCGCCTGATCTTTTAACAGGGCCGATGACTCTTTAGCCAGCAGTTGAGAGTCTGCTCTAATGGACATGATATATTCCATCATCAAATGTTCAATGTGGACCTGTCGGAATATAGGCATGTCGCAGGAGCTGTTTGCATGTCGATTCGCACAGATATAGTATGGTGTACGAACGGTTTCGCCTCCAGCCATTCTTTTTGTCGTCAACTTACCGAACATAGCCGCGCCGCACCGTCCACACCGTAACACGCCAGAAAACCAATATGTTTTGATTCTGCTGTATCCGCCATGTGTTTTTCGTTCCATGAATTTTTTCGTTTCTTCATATTCTTCGCGCGTGAATACAGCTTCGTGATCTCCCTCACCGTAGATGCACTTAACCCGTTCATCCCGTTTTGTGTTCGCGTATGTCCCCTTGTTTGTTTTTGAGCCCAAGCGTATGATGCCAGCATAGAATGGGTTCTCTATCGTGTAAGCTACCGTGGCAGCTGTCCATTCACTTCCACGGCGCAATTTTCCTTCCCTGTTCATTTTCATAGCTATCGACTTATATCCCATTCCTGACATGTACAACCCTCGAACTTCCCGGATTAGCTCTTTTTCCTCGGGGATGAGTTTACCTTCTGACGTGTATCCATATGGATATACACCGCCAGGGCGCTTGCCTTCTACCACCATCTGCTCTACGCCGAACCGCACGCGCTCAGATATAGTTTCCCGTTCCCATTCAGCCATAGCGCCAACCAGAGTAATGAAAAATCGTCCCATGGCCGTTGTGGTCTCGAATATTTCTGTACTTGACTTAAACTTCACTCCATACTGATCAAATGTCTTAAGTAACTTGTGAAGGTCCGCTACAGATCGAGTGAGACGGTCTAGCTTGTACACTAAAACAACATCGAATTTTTGTTCTTCCATGTCTGCTAATAATCGTTGCATATCTGGACGGTTTAGATCCTTGGCAGAATATCCGTCATCTATATAAAAGTCGTATATCTCCCAATCTTGGGACTGAGCGAAGTTAAATAAACGCGCCTTCTGTCCTTCTACTGAAAAACCATCTTCGGCTTGCATTTCAGTACTGACCCGGATATATAAAGCTGCTTTCATGGTGCACCCTCCCACACTTTCTTACTTGGATTGTACTGGTTTATGGGTAAAAGAAAAAGCCCCGAATATCGGAGCTTGTATGCTATAATCTGGAATGTACAACACGCCTAAGTGGGTGGGCTCCCTCCAGAGGGGAGGTGAGTCCATATGAACTTCTCTTTTTCCGATGTGATCATTTTCGCAGGGTTTGTTATTGCGTTATTGACATACATCGATACAAAGAAGAAGTGACCCACTAGGTTCGCGCCAGTGCGGGTCACTTCTTCACCGTAATTCAACTTACTTGGAGGGGGACCCACTCAAGCTGTTGTACTGAGGACGGTTGGCCGACCGTCCTTATTTATATTCTTATCTTATCATACCCGTTTTTAGTCCTCAAGAATTAGATCACACTATAAAAGATGACTGTATGGACCATACAATCAAGCATTTTATTCAACACCCCGTAGATGAGCAGACAATTTTATTAATCCGCCACACACAGCAGCGAAAATCCAAAAACCGACAACGTCAATAATAAACCACTTATATCCAGGAAATTGAAAACCACTCCATATCATCTCCATCCATCCAGGAGGATCATACAATTTTCTACCCCATCCATCATAAAAACCGTCATCGCCGACGCTCATAATGAAATAACCTTTAAAAACATAATAAATAAAACCGACGATACTAATTAATGCAATACCTAGGATTATGTAACCCCACAACTTTTTCACGCTTTCACCTTGTTTAACTCCCCATCGGATGGGGTATTTGCTTTATACAAACAGTCAAGCACATTATATCCTATTTCCCGTGATTTCCATATATTATTCAATGAATATATATGTAGAATGATGTATCATTTTATCGCTTATTCACTACTTGATAATAGGAGACATCATGAAGACATCATGAAAATACTAACAGTAAAGATGTTTGGCAGAACTGATGATTTATCTGATTTTGTGGAAATTAAATTATCTGACATTAAATACATCGATCTCTGGAGCCCCACTGAACACTCTTCAAAAGTTCCGGCCTACCATACCTCTAATGGGTCTTACCTCGCATTAAGCACTATCAAAGACATATCCCAAGCATACGCAAAATACGGCTTCGAGTCGTTTGATAAATCAACGGTAATAAATAAGAAAAAGATAAAAAGCCTGATCCCGATTAACAACGGAACCAAGGTTGTATTTACTGATGACACCTATGTTAACGTCAGGAAAAAGTTTTTTCGATGAAAGTCAATACCCCTTAAACCCCATTATACGAATATTATTTTCATATATTCGACAACATACGACAATATGTATTTGGTATATTTAACTAAAGACCAACAATGGCGAAGATGGTTGTAGCTCAGTACGTATATATCAGTACTTATCCCTAGAGTAGAGTGAAACCTACTCTGCTATCGCCATTCCATTACGAAAAGATCATCGATCTTGCAGTTCAGGTAATAAGCAATGAGTGCAGCTTTTTTGATCGTGATATTAGCATGCCGTAAATTGATAATATCCGATATGGTTTGTTTGCTCATTCCTGTCATATCTGCAAGCCATTGTTGGTTCTTACCGATTCTTTTAAGGTGATCTGGAATGCGACAGCGAACGGGATAAAATTCCATCCTCGCTGCCACCTTATTATTTTTTTAACCGAAAACAGAACATGTGTTCCTATTTGACGATTTGTGGTATGATTTACACACAATAAAAAACGGCTGCAATAAACGTAAAAGGGGTTGTGCAGATGGATGAGCGGTTGTTAATGTCAGCAAAAATCATAATTGTTAAAAAAAACCTATGTGTGCATGAAAAAGAACTTATTATCCGTTTTTCTGAGCTGATTTCTTCATCTTTGCAAGATTATGAATCAAATCACGAACTGCTGCTTCGACAACCGGATCGTCTCGGAGGCTGACCTTATATTCTGCCTCCGCCTCTTTAATCACATCTAAAATAACATCTTCAGGGAGCGAATATTCGCTCTCTTTTTCATTTCTACCATTTAGTTGGTCGATGGATACTTCATAAAGGTCAGCTAATTTTTGTAGCATATCTAAGTCTGGTTCTCTTATTCCGTACTCCCAGTTGGCATATGTGCTGCTTCTTTTGAGGCCAAGTTTTTTGGCAACAAGCACTTGAGACCATCCTCTTTTTTCTCTTTCTTCCTTTAGGCGATCCCCTAATACAGACATGTTTACACCTCCTAACACTGTAGTTTAACACTCTTACACACAAAAAATAATTTTTTACACGATAAGTGTTGACTTACACGCTATGTGTATGTATTATAGAGACATGAGTTACACGAAATGAGTAAAAGGTGGTGATTGAATGAGACTTAAGCTTAGGCAACTACGACTAGATAAAGGTGTTAGTCATGCATATCTTGCTGAAAAGCTTGGTTATAAAACGCCTAGTGGGTACAGCAACATAGAGTATGGAATTAACGGCCTAAGGTTTGAACAAGCGTTGATACTGGCGAATGAGTTTGGTGTTGATGTTTCCGAGTTGGAAGAAAAAAATTTTGAACAAAAACTACACGAAATGTGTAATAAAAAAAACTGCCTAAAGGAGCGAATGAAAATGAAACAATTGAAAGTTATTGAGAAGAACAATCAGCGTGTTTTAACCAGCGCCCAGCTTGCTGAATTTTTTGGGACAGACTCCAAAACAATTAGTTACAACTTTAATTACAACCGAGAAAGATTCCAAGAAGGAAAACACTTCTTCGTCTTAACGGGAGAGGCGCGTAAAGAGTTTTTATTTAACTATCGTGAAATTCACGACAGTTCAAAACACGCTAAATCGATTTACCTTTGGACAGAAAAAGGCGCATTCATGTTGGCTAAGTCACTTAATACTGATAAAGCTTGGGACGCTTATAGCGCGCTGGTGGATGACTACTTCAATAAAGTAGAGCGGCTGCAAAGTATGAATGTTCCTACGGAAGTTCCGACAACGATCGAAGGAATTCTCGAATTAGCAGTACTTAATATGAAAGACCTTAGAACGGAGCTAAATGCCGTAAAGCAAGAAAACCATCAATTAAGGCTAGTTGTTGACAACGAGATCTGGTTGACAGACCACCAAAAGGCCTCGATTCAGGAAGCGGTAAATAAACGCGTTGGAAAACTCAAATCAAAAGGTTACGATGCGCACTTCCAAGGTATTTATCGAGCGTTGAAGGATCATTTTTCCGTCCCTAATTATTCCAAAATTAAGCGCATCGATTTTGAAAGGGCACTCGAAATCATCGCAGGTTGGTTTCCTAAAAAGAAAGACGAGGCGATTTGAATGTTCTATCTAAAAACTGAAATCGACGGAGAAATGTACAAAGTCGAAATCTACGATGATGAAATCTTTACAACATGCTTACTATGCGGAAACGAAATTCAGGTCGATGCCCATACAATCATTGATGTTCTGAGGAACGGCGGTGATTTTGCATCAACCGCAATCAGTTGTGGCTGTAATCCAGAAAAACCTAAACTAATTCGCATCAAATAGGAGGACGCATGAAATTCCAAAATTACCACGATGATGTGATCGAAACCATGATGTCCCAACTTATAGACGCTTTGAGATCAGGACAAGTCTTAAATGATTCAGAATCAACGGAAGCCTTTCAACTTGCTACAGAGCTTTATGAACGAAAATACCGCAAATGTTTAAAATGCATGGATGAAATGCTCATTGAGTATAGAAACCTTGCTGACTCATATAAGGAATTACAAGAACGATACTTAGAGCTTTCCAAGCGAAAAAAACACAAAATCTAGTTACTTACTCATGAGTATTGTACTACAAATTGAACATCAGGAGGTATGACAAGATGAACGCACCATCTAATCCCGGTTTATCCCAAAAAGCATGGAAGAACATGCATCGTCTGATTGTTGAACTGAATGAAAAATACAAAGTCGAAATCGCAAGCAATCGTCAAGAGAAAGGGGCTGTACAAAATGGCAAAAAATCCGCGTGAGATCGAAAACCCTATCATAACCCCAGTATTCACCTTTAGACCAAAGCACCCAGCACCAACATACGCACGCTGCGGCTGCGGCAAGCCGGCGCTGTACGAAGTGTACGAGCATCACGAACCACACTGCCGGAGTTGCATGCTTGATGCGGTAGATTGCAGCACTTTCGTGCAGGTTCGGCGGCTTGAAGGAGGTTATGACGATGCAAGCTGAATTGACGGAATACTACGTAGTCACCCAGTGCGGTCGGACCTTCGGATGGTCTGATACCGACTTTGACAGCCTGATCCGGTCACTACATTTTTCCGGGTACACCCCGGTATACATCAAGCCCATGAGCGAATACGAAGCCGAAGTCATGGCCCGGGAAGAGCAAGAACGCCTAATGGACGAGTTCCGCCGACAATTTGACGAGGACGTGAGAAAGAGCGCATGAGGGAAACCAAGTGGTTTAAAACCGTGGATGACATCATTGAGTACTACAGAGGGGGTTGTTACGAAAAAAAGGAGGACAAGCATAATGTTTCTGACCAATCGGAGGGTGTATCTGGAGCTTGCAAAGATCGCCAAGGAGCGCGGCACACTGACAAGCACGTTGTTGAGAGTGTACAAGCGAAACATGGTGAGGGCATATAGACGAGAAAAGGCCGCCGAAGCCACGGCAGCCAAATCGAGCCAATATCAATATAACTACAGCTATTATAACACAAATTCGAGGTGGGTGGCATGACAATTAAATATCGATACGTTCCACGTCATAAGGATAAATCCCACTATCTTGATATGCATGCTCAACCTGTGATGGATATATCCAAAGCAATCAGCTTTAAAAGCGCGGATGATGACTTTGCTATTTGGCTGCTGGGAAGGTACGGTCCGAAGCCGCCAACGAATTACGAGCCGGTATTGATGAAGATCATTTATGAGGAGGTTCAGAAGCATGAGTGAAGAGAAAAAACCTAACCTTTATCAAAAAATAAGCGCTGTCATGAAGGACGTGGAATACCTCTCAAAAGATGATGCCATTGAGTTTAAATCCACAAAATATAAGGCTATTTCGGAGGAAAAAGTTACATCGACCGTTCGGGCAAGCATGATCAAACATGGATTAGTCATACTTCCAATCGAACAGGAGCATAAACGCATTGATTCGCTCACCACAGTTGATGTGAAGTACAAGATCATTGATATTGACACTGGTGATTTTGAAATACTCGCAAGTTCTGGTACTGGCGCAGATACCCAGGATAAAGGCGTAGGAAAGGCCATGACATACAGTTACAAATATTTACTGCTTCGGTCCTTTGCGATTCCTACAGGTGAGGATCCGGACAAGGTTAGTAGTGCCGAATTGGACGAGAACCATCGCAAGGAAGAAGAAAAGATTTTGAAACAAATGTCTCAAAAATGGAAAATACTCGCTGGATCAGATGAAGGCTTTGAAAAATGGGTTGAAGAAATGCGTTCCAAGGGCGCCAAAACCCAGCAAATGCATGAAGTATTAGCAAGAAAATTACTTGATAAGAACAAGGAGAGTGCATGACATGTTAAACCGAGTTATCCTGATTGGTCGCCTTACCCGAGATCCTGAACTTAAATACACGCCAAGTGGAGTGGCAATTACTAATTTCACGTTAGCCGTAGATAGACCCTACACCAATGATCGCGGCGATCGTGAAGCCGACTTTATCCCAGTTATTGTATGGAGACAACTAGCTGAAATTTGTGCGGAGTACCTTAAAAAGGGCAGATTGACAGCGGTTGAGGGCCGCATCCAAGTCCGTAACTATGAGAACGCCGAAGGCAAGCGTGTATATGTAACCGAGGTTATCGCAGACAATGTGCGGTTCCTGGAGAGCAACCGGCAGGAGAGCGGCCAAAGTGAGGGCCGCAACCGTGATCCATTCAGTGATGACGGAAAACCGATTGATATTAATGATGACGACCTTCCATTTTAAGAGGTGATCCCATGGCACTCCCAAGAAAGAAACCCAAGAAACCCATAGCCCCATGGCGGCAGAATATCCTTGATCATCACCACAGCCGCCCCTCCCGGTCGGATCGAAACGAGTTTCCTCAAAAAGTGGTCCGGGAGTTGATAGAAGAAGCGAAGGGACTATGTCAGTGCGGCTGCGGCAGACCAGACACTGAGACACACCATGTCATGCCCCGGGCCCGAGATGGCCGTGGTGTTAAAACTAACGGCATGCGAGTAAACGGCGTCTGCAATCAGCGGTTTCACGCGAATGAGGACGAGTTACAAAAATGGATCAAAGTCTACACCGAACGATACGGACCTTACTTTTGGTACGACGAACAAGATTGGGAAGAACACCGCAGGAAAGAGGCGGCAGAAACACAGGCAGCCGAAGCCAAACGCCTACAGGAGGAACGATTGGACCCGGTGGTAACTTTACTTGCTACCGCAGCCGGTAGGCCACTGAGGGCCAAAGAAAAGCGCCTTATAGAGTCCCTACCGGACAAGCAAATGAACGTGTTTGCGGATCTGATGGCGGATGTCGTAAACGGCCTGAACAAAGCGGCCAGCTTCTATCCTACCCATGGATACGGACATTATTTCGAGGATTAACCCATTAACCCCCAAAGGAGCGATAAACGATGCAAACAGTAAAAGTTAAGTTGATGATCACAGAAACACTGAAATATGACCGTGAGGTTATCGTAGAGGTTCCAGCACATATGACAGAAAGAGATATTGAGGAGGCTTTAAATAAGGCAGAAAGAAATTATGGTTTCGATGGGGTTGACGGTATCGTTCATGCCCTAAAAAGACAAGGAATTACATGTCCAGACGGGTTTGATCAGGACTTATCTTCTCCAAATTCAGTTGAAGCAGAGTGCTATGACTATGAGGTTTACGACGAAATCTAACTACTATAGGAGAGATAAAGGATGAAACCCAACAAGATGCAAGACCCTAAAGTAAAGGCGGCAATTCGTTTGCTACAAGCAAAAGGAATCACCATCGAAGAAATTGAGGAAGCATATCGATACTATGATCGGATTAAGCGAAGTCAGGATCATCTACTAGCAGGCTTAACCTCCCATACCAATTCAAAGGAGCGATAAAGGTGAAGGTTAAAGAACTGATTGAACTATTGAGCAAACATGATTCTGAAAGCGAGGTTCAATTTGGAATATGGGACCCAGAAACAAGCGAAGCAAAAGAAACATTCACGATTATAGATGTCAGCCGCTATGACCCCTTTGATCCTGTTTTGTATATCTGGGACAAATAGTCTACCCCCATACCCCATATAACGATGTACGGCGATTAGCAGGCACACTACGAGTGACATAAAGGCGGTGATTGGCGTGAAATTAGTGAAGTTGAAAGAGGTAGTCAAGGACTTGGAAAAGCTAAAAGACAGCTATGATGATTTACGCTTATTAATCACGGATCAAGTTAGAGATAATCAAATCGCAGAAGCGAGAAGCAACTTTGAAAAGCTTGAAAGCTTGGGAGCAGCCATTGAACATATGGAAAACTTGAATGTTCAAATATAGGCAAGGCTTCACGGTTCGAGCAGTTATAAATCATACCCCATATAAGGAGAGATAACAATGAGCAAAACAATAGTTTTTGACCCTCCGAAAGAATTCATCGACAAAACGGTAAAAGGAATTGCAGATAAACATCCCGACAGCATGATTGTTCTAGCTCCATTCGCCGGTAACATATCCACACACGCGCCAACCAAGACAGGTAAATACAAAGGCTATCATCGGATGAAACTTGAAATCTTGATACCGGAAGAGGCGATCAAGGGTGAAGACGCTCTTAATGATTTCGGAGCATTTGCGGTTCTGAGACTGCCAATCGGGTACAGGATCACTTGATTAAGAGCGAGGAGAGATAACAATGAAAGCCAAAATCACAATAACCCTTGAGTGCGAATATGAAATTCGCTCCGAGTACTACAAAGGCATTACGGAAGTGCCTGACAATGATCAAGATCGATTGGAATACGACATATTGATGGCAAAAGAAGACCATTGGATGTTTTTAGAAAACGGGGACTGGAAACTGAAAGAGGTAACGGGCCAGTTGCTGGAGGATGATAACCAATGAGCGAACAGAACAAGATAGACGAGATAAAAGCCTATGTTGAACTTTGTGAAGAAGAAGGCTACAAATTTCAACATCTTGATAACCTCAAATACCTATTACAAGAGATCGAACGCAAGGATGAAGCGCTGAGGTTCTACGCGGACGAGGACAATTACTTTTATCCAGGAATGCGAGACAAAACAGACGTAGAAGTAGACTGCGGCCAACGCGCTAGGGAAGCCCTATAAACCCAAGGAGGGATAAGACGGAATGAAGGCGCACCGACAAATCAGAAGTAAACGAGTTAGTTCGGAAACGGGAGTGGCGGTTACGGTTGCTGAATCCTATGAACCAGGACGTTTTGAAAAATGCCTGATGGAAATGGAACGACTGCTTAAGCCGTTTGCTCCGGATGAACGGAAAAGTATTGTGGCTGCTTTAGCAAGAAATATGGTCAAGGAGGGATAAGGTGGAATGGATAGACTGGATGAATCGAGATTATCTGAGTTGTATGATGCAGCAGACAAAGCGCGTGGATTAGAAGCGCACTTAAGCAACGAGGTTTTTGATTTGATATCAGCTGTAGAAGGATCTTATTCCGAGGTAGATAGACTACGGAAGGCCATTGAAGAAGCCTTAGATCGTATATGCAACGTCCAACCTAATGCAGCAGGATTTATTCTTGCAGAAGCTTTAAAGGAAAAAGATTAAACCCTATACGGCTGCCGCTATCGCTGAGCATATTCGTTCGACTCGATGGCGGCTATGCCGCAAAACCAAAAGTGAAAGAAGGAAGACATATGGACAAGGAACCTTTTTCGTATAAATATACCCGACCATGCCTTGATTGGTTCGATTGGGTATCGGTAGAGATAAAACCGGACGATTACTGTTATTTTCGGATTGAGCGTCGATTTGGTCCTTCGTGGTGGTTGATTGGGATGAACCCGAAAAATGAACCAAAGTACCATTGGAAAGAGGAGCAAATTGGAGAAATAAGCGATTATGACCTACGGCGCTTTATACAGTGGGCTAAATCAGAAAGTGGGAGCAAGATTATCGAAGTGAAGGCCATTAGTGGATCGTTTGACATTATCGAAGAAATATTGAAGTTCTCAGCATGATTGCATCTCATAGGCCGAAGGCTCCGATTCGACCGAAATACCCAGTGAAACGGGGGCCGCATAAGGCCGTTATCCATCCCTTTAGAGAGGAAGAAGAGAATATATGGAAGGCTACATTAGCCGAGAATTTAGGATTTGGTGTGGCAAATGCATAGAGTCGAGTCAACATAGCTGCTCCAGAAAGGCATTAGCCGAGAAACACTTTAGGAAAAATGGATGGAGGAAAACGAAGAAACAAGGCTGGGTTTGTCCGGAATGCTATAAGAAGCGATACGAAGGGTGAGAAGATATGAAATCATGTCCTCATTGCGGTAATACCGAATCATATTACGTTAAGCAAAGAGTGAAGGGAAATATAAATTTTTATATTAACTATGACGGAACGGAAGCAGGTAACACGGAAATGTATGATTATTTGCAATACACAACCTTAAAATACGGATACTGTTCAGGATGTCATAAACGACTCTTTAAGGTAGACGAAAACATGCGTCCTTTGGAGGGGTAGATATGAATAACCAAAAAAAGCTAGAGCTGAAGCGTGAACAAGTAGCCGAATTTCTAAAGGCAGCCCGAGCGGATCTGACAGAAGATGATTGGAAAGATGCAGACTTAATCACCGTTCTTCAATGGGCCTTGCCGACTTATCAGAAATGGACCAATCACGGAACATGGAACGACACCCCACCAGTACCCACCACCTCCATTAAGCCGGGAGATACACGCCAGCTGCTTCATAACACGATTAAGGTGATGACAGATCAGCAGGTTCAGATGGTTGCGAAAAGCCTTGGTTTGGAGGTAGTGGAATGAAGATAAGAATCACCGGGAGTAGTCCGGTAGGGACTCAATACCCGATTTACCACTTAATAGGACAGGAATTCGAAGTGAAAGATTCCGATAAGGACGGGTACTATATCGGCTACGGAGAAACAGGACTCTATTTCATACATTCTTGTGAGTGTGAGGTGGTAGTGGAATGAGTAGAGACTGGCAAAAGGATATGGAACTGTGTAAGCAAACTGACGGCAACAGCCCTTGGTCGAGGGAGTTGTTAATGGCAGAACAGCCAGACATCACAATCTATTGGCTCCAACAATACACAGCAGAAAAAGAACGGGCAGATAAGGAATGCCACATAGCTAAAGAATGGATGGACGCATATTGGTCTTTACACGCTAAATACAAAGCCCTAGAAGCCCGTGAACAGAAGCTAAGGGAAGCAATAAAGTGGGTCAAACAAATGTTTGAAAGCGAATGGACGTATGAACTGGGAGTCGGTGAAGTGGTGGATGAGATCATATGCAGGTTCGAATCCCTTTATCCAAAGGAGGAAAAAATATGAGTAGCGCATGCGTATGCCATATAGAAGGTGAATGGTGTTTCTATTGTGAGATGTATGTACCTTTGGAAAAAGAGTTTAAGGCGGAGAAAGAAAGCAAAACACGTTGGAAGGTATCAGCTCAGAGCGAAAAGAAACTTGCCGAATATTGGGAAGCCCAATTCACAGCAGAGAAAGAACGTGCAGATAGGCTTGAAGAGTTTTGGAAAGATGTAGCTGCCGAACAAGCTCAATTATATTTAGATTCATCCGAACGGGAACAGAAGTTAAGGGAAGCACTGGAATACGAAATTGAGCTTCATGTTTTAAATGGTTCAGGAGGCAGGGAGAGAGAATTGCGTGAGTTGCTGGCATCCCTTTATCCAAAGGAGGAAACCCAATGAAACGGGAAGAGATATTGTCCTTGGAGCCGGGGAGAGAATTGGACGCGCTGGTAGAACAGCATGTATTCAAAAAACAAGTTGTATGGCTCCAAGACGAGTACACCGATCCTTTTCCTGTCGTGCCTGTTTCGAAGGATGAAATCGGTTATATCGTAGACTATTCTTCATCCGAAATATCTGCTGCATGGGACGTAGAAGAGCAAATAAAGACATTAAGGCTCCATGTCGAGTACATCCAAGCACTAAGGAAAGTTGTAATGAGTACGGGTGAATATGTTGGGTTGTTCGATTATATCCACGCAACTCCTGAACAACGTTGTAAGGCCGCATTACTGGCAGTATTAGAGGAGGGAGAAACAAAGTGATCATCGGTATAGATTTATCCAATAAACCAGATAGAACAACGATCCATACAAGAATCAATGACAAGAAAAGAATCTCTAGCTGCTTCAGAAAGTTCGCAAATGCTCATTTTGAAAAATGGGGATGGGAAACGTTCTTGTGGGACGGTGATCAGATAGCTGTGGAATACGCTGTATTGGACAGTGCGGATGAAGTAGTTAAATTGCACGCTAAGATACTGAACGCACACTCCATCAACCTTCCAGGGGAGGAAACAGAATGACCATAGTAGATTGGATGTTTGAACATCCTTGGATGACATTTTTTATATGCATAGCGTTCGCTGGAGCAATTGGGGATATCGGATCAAAAATAGGCAGAAAAAGAGACAAATAGAGGTCAAGGAGTGATAACAGTGACACCTGAGCAGCAGTTACGGCTATGGGAGGACGAATTGGCGCTCGCCACACAGGACCTATGGACGGCAGAACGCCTGGACGACCGCGGCGGCATAGCCTGGAACGAGGAACGGATCCGGTGGGCGAAGATACAGATTAACAACCTAACGGACCTGGATAAGCATAAGAAAGGGGCATAGGTACATGGCCAGAAAGGTTTACGTATCAAGCGACATGTCGGCAGACGAAACCTTAATCGACATCGCTGAAATCGATCCCGTGGCTAACCTGCTCTGGCCGTGGTTTATCACAGCCTTTGACGATTGGGGGCGGGCCCAAGCTGCACCAAAGCGGATCAAGAATACCATTTTTCCGGCAAACGATTTAGTAACCGTTGAAACTATTAATAATGCACTGTCTTTATATCACGACCATAAGCTTATCCAATTATATGCAGTAGATGGAAAAGAATACATGAGCATTAACCCGGAGAAATGGTTCAAGTGGCAGACACACATCCGGAAGGAAAAGCGTGAAACGGACGGTTCAAAGTGTCCTCCGCCCGCAGAAGACGACAACAGCGCGCAACCGCGCGCAAGTGCGCGAGATATCGCGGAGAGTAGCGAGAATGCAATCAACCGCGCGGCCCTTACAGCACAAGGCGCGCGCGATAGCGCGGGATTGCGCGCAAATCTCACAGATTGCATACCTTCACCTTCACTTTCACCTTCTCCTTCACCATCTATTAAAACATGTAGTAGTAGTAGTGGGGGCAATCCGTTCACGCTTTATGAATCTCACCAATTCGGAAAAATAGACGACCTAACAAAAGATTTCATATGCGAGACAATCGAGACATATACCGAACCATTTGTCATAAGGGCCATGAAGGAAGCAGTCATCCAGAACAAAATAGCGTGGAGCTATGTACAGAGCATCCTAAAGCGCTGGAAAGATACCGGACACCCTGAACCATGGACACTGGAGAAGCCACAGACACCGCAGAACACCGTGCCTTTTAACAAATATCGTAAATCGGACAAGCCGATCATTCCTGTGGCGCAAGAAGTAACCCAGGGGCAGGTCTATACAGACGAGGAATACGAAGAAGCGATGAGACTGGCAGCTGAATTAAAGGCAAGCAAAAAAAGGAGTGTGAACGAATGAGCAGACGCACCCGCAAAACGAAACGACCCGCTGAACAAAGAGGGCGTAAGACGGACGCAGATTGCTAAACAACTGGGCGTTCCTAAGATCCACGTTATCCAAGAACTAATACGATTAGGAGGATGAAACCATGAGGGACATAGTGCTTCAGGCAGTTGATAACGGGAAGCTCATAACAGAGTTCTATCCCAAGTCAAATTATAAAATTGAGATCGATTGGGACCAGAAACTAAAGTTATTTGAGTTTAATTCACGAACAGAAACGTATACCGAGTACGGTGACAACCTTCAGATGCCGGATTGGGAAGTAGTAGACGGTGGGATTATCAGATTTCCGGTCGGACTCAAGGACAGAAATGGTAAATGGATCTATGATGGCGACATTCTTGTTTTTCAAAACAAAAACATGAACAAAAGTGAATTACTCGGATACATGAAGTATGACGCAGACCGCGCATGCTGGACCTGTACCAAGACGCTTGAGGACAATGTGTACGGACTTCCATATAACGATGAATGCGACAACGGAGTTCATGATGAAAAGAACGTTGAAATTATCGGTAACATCTACCAAAACAAGGAGCTGATCTCATGAACGCATACAGCAGAAAGCACACACCTGTACCAAGACCATATGAGCCGGGGAAGATCATTACCGTGACAGAACGAGAACGCGCAGAAGCGTCGCTGAAAGAGTGGAAGGCCACGCCGGAAGAGATTAAGCAAATGCTGAGTAAATACGGAGGTGGGGCAGCGTGAAAAAGTATATCGCAGTGCCGAAAGAAGACCTGCACTTATACCCTCACACATGGCAACAAGGTCTGGAATACGAAGTTGTAGAAAGGAATGACCGTCTTATGATCGCATCAGATCAGGGGGACACAGGTTGGTACTTGGCAAAGAAAAATCATCTTGAAGAAGTGTTTGAATTCAAGGATGGAGGTGGAGCAGCGTGACACAGCGCATGAAGTTTAGGCTACTGGTCAACGGCCAGGAAGTCGAGGTCGGTACACTCCGGCAGCTCACAGGCAAGCTCAAACACTGGCGTAAGCAAGTGGCCGATGTCAGGATTGCGCCGGTGGCGTCATGATCCAGTTCGAAGTAAACGTGCCGCCGATGGGTGCCGTCCGCATGACACAGCGCAGCAAATGGAAGAACCGATCAGCTCAAAGCTACTTGCAGTATAAAAGTGTAGTCGGATACGCAGCAAAGAAACATTTTGTCGAGCCGATCAACGGACCGGTTGCCACAGAAATCGATTTTTACTACCCGGTGCCAAAAAGCTGGAGCAAAAAGGAGAAGGACAGGGCGCTAAAAGGCGAAACCTTCCCAACGGTCAAACCGGATATCGATAACGTCGTCAAAGGCATTTTCGATTCTCTTAATAAAATCGCATGGGAAGATGACAACCGAGTCGTTGCACTCATAACCCGTAAATACTATTCGACTCAACCACGGATCGTCATCAAAGTTTGGGAGGTGGAGGTTGCATGATAGCCTGCTGGATATATCGAGACGGTGAATATATGCTTTTCAACGATTCTGGAGCCGTTATAGCCACGTTAACACCATTGGACGGACAAATACATGGTCAGAATATAAAAACGTCTCTATGAGCCTACTGGATGGTTTAAAATCGATGGTCATAGAATCATAGGCAAACCACCTGATAGAGACGAGAGGAAAGGAGCATGAGTCATGGTAAAGTGGCTGTGGCGAACAAAACGTCCAGAACAATCCACATGGGTTTACTGCCCGGGATGCAACGAGGATTTATGCAGCAACAACAGCTTTGTAAAAGACGCTGATTACGTGTATTACAAATGTTCGAATTGCGGGAGAGAAAGCAAATGGGATTTTGATGCGGGACCCGTTCCGGTGGAAATCAAAATGTCAAATCAAAACCACATAAGTAAAACCACAAAATATTGAGAAAACGAAAGAAAATACCCTATTAAACCACAAAATATGGTATAATAAAGCTAAATAATCAACTATTTCGGGAGAGGTGTAAAAATGGGAGTAGCAACGGATATTCAAGGACTGCAACAACAACTGGAGCAGGTACGGGCAGAGTATCATGCGGAAAATCAACGGGGAGCGCTCAAGGATAGTCACAAGGTGGCAGAACTGGAAGCGAAGATGGCAGATATATCGCAAAGGTTGGACGTCGAACAGAGACTCATCCAGCATGAAGCAAAGATTGAAGAGTCTCATAATGAAATCGCCTATCTAATGGACACCATAAACGTGAAGGGAATCAGCATGCGAGAGCTTTGCCGTAACGAGGAAGCTTATCAGCTATTAAAAGAGGCCGTGCAGCTAACACTGCTAGAACGCGATGAGAAGTGGCTAGAAGAAAATAAACAGTTGAAAGAAGAGTTGGCTACAGAAAGACAGGAAAAAGCGACACAGCGTATTGAGATTAACCAGCTGAAGGTTGAACTTGAGGATGCGCAGAACAAACGTGACGCGGCTGTAGCTGAATTGGAAGACAGCAAGAAAGAGATTGCACGGCAAAACAGTCACATTGACGACCTGCGTCGGCAAATCGCGGTTGGAGCTGCGGGTGCAGTTAAAACGATTGATATCGGCGATGCATATGAGCGTTACATGAGCAAGAAAAAAGAAGAGGAAGAAGCCAAGCCGGCCATATATGATGTTGAACAATTGGACTTCAAAGGCAGCTTGTTCCGCGCCAAACTGGCAGAAACGGACGAAGAAATCACCTTTGGATACCTCGAAAAAGGGAAGTATCGGGAGGTGACGGCCCAAGAGGCTGAATCGTTTCGTCGATCCGCCGAAGAACGTCGTCATGCGGATATGGTACAGCATGGGCAAAATGATGTCGTGGAGGCGCAGGGCGAACTAATTCCGCCCAAACCGCAGTTTCAGGACGTATACAGCCCAGGCACAGAGCACGGAATGGATGAAACACACCCTGGTGGAAAAGTGGAAGATCAAGCAGTTGGAAGCGTTGAGGAACGCCTTAAAGCGCTCGAGCAACGAGTAAGTGCATTGGAAGGACAGGCGAAGGGAGAGGCGGCTTAAATGAGTAAGAAACAGTATGGTAGTTTTGGAACTATTCAAGGGTTGTTGGAGGAAATACCGGAATCTGAGGTAAAAGCGAAAGAGGAAGAAGTCACAGGATTTGTAAAAGAATCCCTAACTACTGAAGGCCTTAATCCTGATGACTTTTATTATGAATCCATTATCCGACAATCATATTATGACGGAAACGACACGGACGAAAAGCACCCTCGCGTATGGGATGAGCCTATTTTTAACAATAGTGTTCCATTGGTGACGGTGGCGATCACGGCTACAGAAAGATGATGGAGAGGCGGCGTAATGCCGTCTTTTCTCTACCGGAGGGTAATACATGGAAATAAAGCAAAGAGTCCGGCATAAAGGTACCGGAGAAAAAGGACATGTCAGTAGGATGATAGACGGTTGGGTATTTGTCTTGTTGGATGGATACAGGACGGCATTGCCATATCGGGAAGAATGGCTGGAGACGATTGAGGAGGGAGAGGTGACTGGTGGACAAACAGAAAATTGAAAGGGCAGCAGATTTGGCGAAAATGGTGGCTCTGCAGAGCGCATCTAAACATCGTGCTGCATCGGAATGCGAAGTATCTAAACTGATGTTGGATACAGCGAATGATAGGGAAGGATTGGAACGGCACATCAGAGAGGATCTAGCATATAAATTCGGTGAAGTTATAAATAATAGCGAAAAGTTCAAAGTTCAATCAGAAGAATTTAGCCCGAGTCATAGTTTATATCTGGTGATGAGAAACCGTATGGAAGCTTACATCTTCACTAAAGAAGAATTGACACAGGTATTTGACGACCTCATTCATGCTATTACTCAAGAATTGATTAAGGAGGGAGACCATGGACAAGAACAAAGTAGTTTACCTGCTGAGTAGATTCAATTCGTTTGAGTACGCTGTAAGAAAGACGCAAGATGCTCACGGAGGGCCGTTACTACCGCGGAACAAGATTGATAATCGATTGCTGCCAGCTAATGTTTGGGATAACCGGCGCTACACTCGGATTGTGGAGTTTATACGCGGCGCAATCAATGAGTTATTGAGTGACAACGAAAGAATGGTTATCATGAGGAAATACCTTGATCGCAACAAAATGTCATTAAAAGAAATCGCGAACGACTTGAACCGGGACCGTGGAACGATCTCTAAATGGCACACCGGAGCATTGGAACAGCTTTGCACAGCGCTGGAACCACTCGATGATGAATATGTTCACATTAGCAATCTCGACCATATGTTTGATCAAGATTGGAGGTATAGCGAGTCGGCATGAGGATTAAATTTGTGTGCGAGACGTGTAAGAAGGAAATACAAGTGGATGAGGACATCTACAAACGGAAGTATGAGGGGGAAAAAGAGTGCCTTTCATGCAGGAAACCCGCATAAAACCCGCATTTTTCCCGCAAAAGAATCACCCAAAACCCGCAGCCTTTCTGGTAAATTAGTATTATAGGGAACAGTGAATGAGCGCCGGTAGCTGAATGCGCAGTCGCCGTTCACACTGTTTCTTAACCATTGCACCCACGCCCTTCAACAAGCCGAGCCCCGCGGCATATCGGGGCATCCCATACATAAAAGTGACGGATACACGAAAAGGAGGTGAAAGCTTCCCATTACGTGATTAGCGACCGTCACTTTTTTTGTTTGACAGTCACATGAAACAATTTATCGTGTATATTTGTTATATGGAGGTAAGGCGATGGACAATTTTGATTGGGACAAATATAAGATTGGTAAGATTGATGTTACTTCGGGATCGATGTCATCAGAAAAAATAGAATTTGGTGGGGTAATTTCCGGGAAAATAAATGTAAAAGATATATATGCTACAAATGTTGTAGTTAGCGAAGAAAAAACATAATTTAAGGGACCATGAGTTTAAAGTATAAATGAACGTGGAGGTGAGCGTGGGGTGTTAGACGAGAAGAAAATAATGAAAATCGTTGATGATCATAAAAAGCAAGACGACAGATTGAAGGAGAAGTTAACAAATCTACCAAAAGAAAAATGGGATGAAGGTTTCGTGAAAGAAGCTTATGAACGTTTGAAGTCAACTAAGCGCCTATAAGGGCGCTATTTTTCTTTTGCCGAAGGACATCGAGGCGACCGAATCACCCAACGAAGTGGGGGCCGGATAATGGTTATAAGGAGATGATATTTTGACCGCGAGCATAGAAACGAAAAGATTAAAAGCATTCGACATGAATAGAAGTAAGTCGGATTTATATAAAGACATGGAGGAGTTCGAAAGAAGGTTTAGCGTGCTGCTCGACTTCAAAGCTCTTGATGACTTGCAGCAAACAATATACAGAACGGCATATGAAGATGCTATTCGGACATTTGTAGGTGAAGATTGGGGGAAATACACTGAAATTGAAGTGAGGATTAAAAGAAAGGTGAGGATAAATAGTGAAACTCCATAAAGACGGAACACCAGAAGAATTTACGGTCGAAGTAAGCTTTGCGGCAGCAAGCCTGATGAACGGAAAGGGACTGTCAGATGAAGTGGAAAGCGTGATGGCAGAGCAGATCAAAGAAGCAGGGAAAAACATGAGTGATTATAAGATCATTCGCACAGAAGATTACCGGGATGAAAAATACATTTACACAGCAGTACCGAAGTGATTAGAAAGGAGTGAACACTATGAAGGACGATCTCAAGGTTAATAGCGACCAAATACACATTATTGAATTACCGAAACGAAAACCACAGATCACCATCGGGGAAGAAAGTATCGAGGCAAAAGAAGATGGCACTGTCGAGTTGAACGGTAAACGCATAGAGACATTGAAAGACGCAGAGAAAGCTATGGGCATGATAATTAAAGCATTGAGCGGACGATTTTAGGGGGGGAGGTGAACACTGTGGCATTGACAGCCAAACAAGAGCTATTTGTCCAAGAGTACCTGAAAGACCTCAATGCCACTCAGGCAGCGATTAGGGCAGGGTATAGCGAAAAGACTGCGGCAGAAACAGGGTATGAAAACCTCAGAAAACCTCAGATCGCCGCCGAGATCGAAAAAAGGCAGCAAAAGATCGGCGAAAAGAACGAAATTACCGTGGAATGGATCCTTGAGGAGATGAAGGACACCTATCGGCAAGCTAAAGAAATGGGTGAGCTGTCCGCAGCCAACAAGTCGCTTGAAATGCTTGGCAGGTACAAGGGGATGTTCAACTTCAAGCTGAAGGTTGATGCGACAGTCACCAAAAAGCTAGAGGAATACTTCGCATGAGAACCTGCCGAGATATCATCAACCGTCGTAAATACCTTTGGAACACCTATCATGACATTGAGCGAGACAATGAATTCGTAGCAGCAGCCGTAAATTATATCGTTGATCCCCAAAACGCTATGGTGAGAGAGGAGATCAAACGATACCCTGAATACCTGATCGAGATTTCCTTTGTCATCGTAGACAAGGACAAGAACACCGTCCCGTTCTTTCTCAACGAGGTACAGCAGAGTTTCCTAGATGACATCAACAAGGCCAAGGATGCATACCGCGAGGGCCGTCGCCTTCATCTCAAGTTCCTGGTGCTGAAAGGTCGGCAGCAGGGGTTTACGTCGTTTATCACGGCTTATCAGCTGGCGAATGCGATCATCAGTAAAAACTTCTCAGGCTTCACGCTGGCGGACAGTGGAGATAACACCAACACGATATTCGAGGACAAGGCTAAGTACATCTACAACCAGTTGCCGGATCAACTTAAGCCGACGGAGAAGTATAACAACCGCAGAGAATTCCATTTCGAAAACCTAAATAGCCGCTGGCGTGTAAACACCGCCGGGAACAAAGAGGTTGGTCGTTCCAAGACGATCAACTTTTTTCATGGTTCTGAGGCCGCATTTTGGGATTCCATTGATTCCATTATGACCGGCTTAGGTGAAGCATTGACCAAGGACAGTATCCAGATCCTTGAGACCACAGCAAACGGCCTAAACGAGTTCAAGGACATATGGGATGGGGCCGAGCAAGGCGTGAACAACTGGGAGCCAAAGTTCTATCAATGGTGGCTTACTCCCGAGTATGTTCTGCAATTTGAGGATGACGAGCGTGAGGAACAGTTCAAACACGATGTCCTCAATCCATCGACGGAGTTTTTTACCAAGCTTAAGTTCCTGCTTGATCATGAAGGGCTTGAGTGGAATCAGCTCTATTGGTACTACGGCAAATACAAGGACCTACGGGATAAACTTCCCCAGGAGTACCCTTGTACACCGGAAGAATCCTTCCTGGCATCCGGTAGACCGCGGTTTGACGTGAATGTGCTGATGGAATACCTAAAGCACTGCGTTCCCGGTGAGATCGGCAGGCTGGAATTACACGGTGGGCGCCCGGTGTTCGTTAAGGATGATAGTGGAAACCTTGAAGTCTGGAAACGACCGCAGCCGGGTAGAGAGTATTTCATCGGTGGCGACATAGCCAAGGGTAAAGCAGATGGGGACTATTCATGTGCTACCGTATGGGATGCAGATAAGAACCTTGTCGCCATGTGGCACGGACACATTGACCCGGACGCATTTGGTAATCCGATCCTTACGAACCTGGGAAACTGGTACAACGAAGCCCTGATAGCACCGGAAGAGAATAACCACGGCTTGACCACAATCAACGCTATGAAGAACACCTACTGGAACATATATAAGCGCACGACCCACGACAAGGTGACTGACGTTGAAAAGCAGGAATTGGGATGGTGGACAGACTCGCGTACCAAGCCGCTGATGATCGACAATCTTGCCAAGCTTATACGCGAGCGTCAGATCGGCTGCAAGTCGGAGCGTATGATCAAAGAATGTATCAAATACGTAGTCGGTGATAACGGTGACACCAATGCCGCAACAGGCAATGATGACACCGTAACGTCATCGGCTATTATTTTGCTCGTTATGGACCAGTTCATCACGGAGTTGGCCGATATCACTTCATCTGGATCTACGCTTGTACAGGCCGAACAGGGAAGTTCATATGTCCAGTCCGGTGGGAATTGGGTCCACGTTAGCGAGATAGAGGACGCTGGCAGTGAGGATGACCAGTGGTTCAGAAAGGCGGGATGGTAATGAAAACTAAGTTAGTGCTAGTAGATGTTGATGGAAATGAAGTGGAGAAAGAAATCGAATGTAAACCAGGATGCAGAATGATAGTCAAATACAAAGAGGGTGCGTCTTATGCTGATGTTGATGGATATTTAAGGGGTGTATCTAGGTGGCTTAATGGAGAACTTAATGTTCTTTATGTGCCGCATTGGGTAGAGATAACATTCGTAAAATTTGGTGATGAGGATGCTTAACGTACTCTTATGCATCCTCATACTGGCTATATTGGTCACAGGAGCGTACTTTGCCGCACAACATGTCGTTACCCTGCGGACCAATCACAAGATGCTCACAGAGGAACACAACCGGGCTGTAGAGTACATTCAGACACTTGAGGATGATATTAAGCAGCTGACGTTTGAGAGAGAGCAATATCAGCAGCGCGAGCAGATGCAGCAGCCACAGAAGAATGGCTGGGATAACTTTGCAATACGATAGGTCGCCAGTAGGCGGCCTTTTTACTTGGAGGTGAGCGCATGAAAGACAAGCCCATAGACGTGATTGAGAAGTACCAGGATGAATTCTCGGTCCCGGAGCAATCGGATGAGAAAAAGGAACTTGCCAAACGGGTGCAGACGCTATTCCGCGGCGCCTGGGACGCCAAGGAGAACCTTGGATTGCCCCCGACATGGCGCAAGTGTGACGATTACAAAGTGCCGGGCAGACAAAACCCCAAGCAGAGCCATGAACATCCGGGAAGCGAGACAAATATAATTCATCCGATCATCGAGAGTCAGATAGGAGACTTGGTCGATAAGCCGTTCAACACATCAGCCAAGGGATGGGAGCCATCCGATGACATGTTTTCCGAGCAGGCGCAAAACATCATGGACTTTGTACTGTTCCGCAACCGATTCCCCACAAAAATGAACGTGGCCGAGCATGACCGGCTGGAACTGGGGACGACCATCATCAAGGTATGGTTCGATCCAGACGACCTGGACGGTCGGGGCTTGCCGAAGTTTGAACCCATCAGCCCGGCCAACTTCTTCCCGGACCCGAAAGTTCCACGAGCGGACCTGCTGCAGGATGCGGAATTCATCATACACGCCGTGCCTCGTCCATTGACATGGATACGCAACAAGTTTCCGAAGTGGGGGAAATACGTAAAACGCGAGGTGAGTGTGCCATACGACCCGGAGGACACGTTTACGGACGCGCAATCGGATCAGGTCAGCCCTAATATGTCGCAGAGGGCGTTATTACTCGAATGCTACATGAAGGACGAGAACGGCGAACTGTATTGCGTACACGTAGCCAATCATCTTGTGTTGGAGGACAGCCGAGAGAAAGGTGTTAAGATTCAGCGCCGGAATAAATACCCGTTTGTCATGATCCCTTGTTACCTTAAGCGAGGCACAGCATGGGGCTATGGTGACGTGGAGTTATTGATGCCTACTCAGGACCTTATCAATGAGCTGGACGATCAAATCCGCATGGTTCACCGAATGTCAGGCAATCCGCAGATTGTAGTCGGGCAAGGAGCCGGGCGCAACTTTAATTTCCGCAAGTGGACAAATGAACCGGGGCTCCGAATTCCGATGCGTGACCATAACGCTTGGTCCATCGTGCCGCCACAGACTGTTTCTTCTGATGTTATTGTTCGCCGAGAGAAAGCCTTCGCTGAAGCCGATACGATCAGTGGTCGTTCTGATGTTTCAAGGGGCGAGAAACCGGGGCAGATTACTGCAGCCGCCGCTATTATGGCCCTGCAGCAGGCCGGGCAGAAAGGTGTCATCCATAAGGCGAAGATGTTCAAGGAAGGTTGGGCTGAGGTGCTTGAGCTTCTTTTTGACGAGGTCGTCGAGAATTGGGATGAAGAGATGTGGATCCGCATTGACGGAGACGAGCCGGACTACCATTTTGTAAATCCGGCGCAGTTTAAAGAAGTGGAGATCATGATTCCGAACGATGTTGAGGGCGAGGAACCATTGGTGCCTCTTACGGATATGGAAGTATCCGAGGACGAGGAAGGAATCACCTCAGAAAAACCGATGACCCGGGACGCTCAGTATGACTTTGCGCTCAACATTGGCGACGGCATGCCGAATGATAAGGCGTTTATCTATCAATCCCTGCTGGATCTGGTGAACATTCGTTACCCTGAAGGGCCGGTCATCCGTTACGGTGAGCTTCGTTCGTACCTTCGCAATCAAATCGGCTTACCACTTGATACCGACGATGACCCGCAGGATACACCACCGCCGATGCAGCCGCCAATTGAACAGATGCCGCCGGACGCTATGCCGGAAATGCCGCCAGCACAGCAGATACCACAAGGACCACCGCCAGAAATACCGCCTGAGGTCTTGCAGGCACTTATGCAGACACAACCGGCACCTCCTGTGATGCAAGGGGGTGGAATCGTTGGCTAACACACGATACATGACGCCGCAGGAAGAACGGTATATGTACCATCTGCTTAGTGGTGACCCGTTAATCGGCAGCTTCATCCGCAATCAGATGCGGCACGGGGCTGGTGACCCACTAGCAAACCTGCCAGTGTGCCCGAAGTGCGAAAGGCCGAGCCTGTACCATGACAACGGCGCTATCTGCCCCACATGCGGCACATTCGCTGTGAAGGAGAAGACACACCGGGTGAAGGACCACATAAGGCAGGGTTATTACCGATGAAAAAAACTATACGTGAAAGGCGGTGAGGACATGGCCGATAAGAAGAAATCTAATGCATGCACCACAACCCAAAAGGGGTATGGCGAGAATAACCGCACGGTGGGGCTGAAGAAGGATTACAAGGTAACCGGTAAAGTGGACAACAAAAAAGCGAGCAAATAACAGGGCTATCGCAGAGCAGCGGTGGCCCTTTCACATATCCGCGCACTTGGCGCTGACCGGGTGAACAGCACTCACGGGCATGAAAAAGATTTCCGATGCCGGGAGGTCAAAAGGAGGAAAAACCATGGATTTGCAAACGTACCGCGAAATGAAAGAATCGGGCATGACCGCTGAGAACACTCAACCGGACGTACAGGATGCCGCTGTATATGAAGAACCGGATACATACGACGATCCTGTCGATGTAACCGACGATCCGGAAGAGGATGTCGAGGATACCGTCACAGACGATCTTGACGATACCGTAGATCCGACGGATGACGAAGAAGATATCGAACTCCCGGAAGCGCAAAAGACGGCCTTCCAAAAGGCGCTAGAGCGCGAGAAACGCAAGCTTGCTGAGCGTGAAGAACAGCTTAAGAAAGAGTACGAAGAGCAGTACAACCCGTACAAATCTTTCTTCGACCAGCTGGGCGTTGATCCTGCGACGGCACAGCAAGCCATTGAACGTAACAGAATCCAGCAGCAGGTCGAACAACTGGCCTATGAGCAGGGATGGACAGATGATCAAGCACAGGCTTACCTTCAAAACCAATTGGAGCAGCAACGGCAGGCTGAGGAATTGCACGACCTCCGGGTAACGGTGCAGATCAGCGAACTGGCAGACAAACCCGAGTTTTCCGGGATTAAGCAAATGAAAGACTCCATCAAGCAACTGATTAAGGACTCAGGTGGTAAGTTGACCGCGGAACAGGCCTATTGGGCTATCGGCGGTCCAGACAGAGCTAAGCAGTTACAGCGAGAGGCACAACAACGCGAGATCGCCAAACGAGCAAAGGCCAAACGCACCGTTCAAGCGGACAATCCGGTCACGGTTCCGACGGAAAAACCTCTCTCACCGGACGTGAAACGTGCAGCCGTGGAAGCCGGCATCAGCGAGAAGGAAGCCCGGCGTCTGATGGATATGCCGAACGATTTGGAGTCTTACCGCAAATGGAAATCAACACAAAATCAAAGGAGGGCCTAATACATGGCACGATTTATTGAAATGATCGACGGCCGCAACCAGGCGGTAGTCAAATATTTTAACGTTGGGGCTAACCAAACGATTAAGGAAGGGGACGCCTTGCAGATCGATGCGGCAACAGGCAAGGTTGTGGCCGCGGTCGGTGGTTCCACGACGCTGATCGGTGTGGCTAATAAGGACATTACTACAGGTGGTACAGTGTCGGCCAAGGACAATATCAGTGTGACGCTATTCAAAAACTCCGTATTCCGGTTTTCCTTCACTGGAACGACCAAAACGACGCTGGATGAAGCCGACCTGTATACAAAAAAATTCGACCTTGGCGACAAGCGCACCATTAACTTGGACGATACAACTGGCGGCATGTGCCAAGTGATCGCCTATGACAATACCAAAAAAACAGCAGACGTGGTTATCTCCACAGGTCTGGTATTTTAAGAGAGGACGTGACCTAATATGCCAATGAACACAGGGCAATTTAATAACCTATATACACGCAAGATTGACGAAGCATTTTTCGAGGCTTGGGTCGAAGAGCCGGAACAATGGTCCCGAATTGCTAACGACAAGAAAGGTGACAGCAACAATCATACCACGCAAATTATTGCTGGTATGAGTGCATGGCAATCTAAAAAGGAACTTGAGAACGCGAAAGAACAGCGTTTTAAGCAAGGTCCATTGATCGTAACCGAGTATGAGCCATTCGGCGTTGAGGTCGTAATGTCACGTGAGCAAATAGATGACGCTAAATATGGCGAGGTTGAGGACATGGCACGTGATGCTGGTCATGCAGGCCGTGAAGCCGTTGAAAGAAACTTTGCAAATTTCCTGAACGAACTATATGACCGCCCTTTCTACGACGGAAAACCTATTTTCTCCGAGGATCACCCTAACTATGGTGATGCAGGTGGTACACAAGATAATAAAATTACAGAAGCGTTAGCGGACGGATCGCTGAAAAACGCAATTATATTGTTTGGTCAACAACGTGACGAAGGCGGAAAATTGATTGGTTCTAATCCAACAAAACTGGTAGTTCCGGCATCATTGCAGTTTACTGCGGCAACAATTTTGCAATCTGCACTGGTTGCAGGTACGGTAAACAACGATAAAAACGTTATCCCGGATATGGAATTGGTAGTTAATAAGTTTTGGGATACACAAAAACGATGGATGATCATGGGATCGAGACATAAGATTAACCACATTTGGCGCGTTCAACCAGAATTCAAGAAAAAACCGTTCATGGAGGACAACGGAGCGCAGAAATGGCTTGGTTACTTCCGCGAAGCGAATGAGGCTACCAACTGGCGTCATGTTGTAGGCTCTGATCCGGCCTAAGGAGGGACTATGAATGGGTAAATTACCTGACCAATCTGCACCTATCCCTAAGTCGGCGCCGATGGACTTTGATCGCTTGTACGTCCAGGGGAAAGAAATTCTCCCAGGTGAGGGCGGTAAGGTGTCACCAAGCAAGAAAATCAAGAATATCAAGCCCATCAACACCAAGGGAGAAGTAGATCCGGTATTTGTGGCAAAATGCTTTAATTTGCTGCTGACCGAGCTTCAAAACGCCGGGTTGATGGAAGATAAGTAAACAGTGGGGAGGGCTTCGGCTCTCCCTTATTTTTGTAATGCGAGGTGGAATATGGACCATTTTCAAGGAGTCACACCAGAAGAACGATGGAAGAATGAATTTCTGAACGAACAACGGCGTCAAACCCAACTTCTTGAGCAGATTGCGCAACTGCTCAATGAGAAGGGGAAGCCGAAACGTGGAAAGTGTGGTGATAAGCATGGGAATGAGTAAGGTTAGCGAAATAGCGAGCTCAGTAATTGGAGACTCCATTTCGAATATTAAAAATTGGGGTAACGTTTTTTACAACGCTCAAGATCATGGAGTTTTTCCGGGTGGAGCGGATGTTACAACCAAACTACAATACTTAGTAAACTTAGCAAAATCAACAGGGAGAACTTCGATTTTTTTATCACATGGAGATTATTATGTAACTGGACTTACAAATGATGATGGAATCTATTTCTTTGGAGATAATGCAAAGTTCGTAGGCGGATATGATCGTGTGATTTATCAGATGGGAAACCCATCTGTGGAACGAGGAAAATCGTCACCGATGACATACAACTACACTCCGAATCGAGGAGGTCTATTACAATTCATTCAAGGTGATGACACTCAACCGTCAACAGCAGGGGTAGTTCCAAGTGTGTACATTCAACGCGTAGATAGATCCTTAACAGCCGACGATCCTGGGCACCTAATCACACCTTTGTACGTAGCGCATAAACGTTTGCCTGGAGGAACTGGATGGCTGTATTCGGGCCTTTTTTATCTTGAGGACCAGTCTAATACGGGGACTGCTCAATCGGCTGCAGTTGCAGGTATGGCTTACGCGAAAAACAAAACTGCTGTATGGGGCGTATATGGTGATGCTTACAAGTTTAGTTCGGAAGCTACAATCACAGGAGCAGAGTTTGACTCACAAAACCATTCGGGTGTTCACGATTTCTATAATGATGCCAATCCTGTAGGTGTTCCATTCTCTTGTGGCGTTTGGTTGAATCCCGCAGGTGGGGCCATAAGTAGTTTTGGATTAGGTGTAGGTGGTGGAGCGATTCCTAATATTTTCGATTGTGGCATCTATATAAAATCTGCATTGAACTATGGAATTGATGTTCAGGCTACACCGCAGACGATCATTCGTTTCAAGAATGGAGCGAAACGGGCCAGCGATCAGACATTTAACGGGATCGGCCTTGATACTGGAATTAATGCGAATTATGGTATCGCCGATCACACTGGAGCAATACACCTATGGTCTAACAAACTGGCATTTGGTGACATAGACGATTATGGATATATGAAATACAACGATACGAATAAATACCTTGAATTTTACTTTGGTGGAGTTCGAAGGGGATATCTAGATTTATCGGGAACAGATCATGCATTGTAAAGGAGATGGCGATATGGATAAGCAGTATATTGAGAATCAAATCATTCAGTCCAAGGTGAAAATTCACGACTGGAAAAAGTTAATTGAGGAAGAAGAGAAAAAACTGTTTCAGCTTTATGGGGCTCTTGAAACGTGGAATATAGTGGAGTCCAGAAAACCACAACTTGTTCATGAAAATAATGCCCATACTGCTTGAGCATTGTTAAGTTTGGGAGGTATATCAATGTCAACAGCCGCAAATCTAATGGCCGATATCAATCTACGATATCGAAACACATTCACCACTACCCAAAAACTTGTATGGTTTAACGAGGAACAACAGGAATTGTTTGGTATCCTACAGATCGACTCCCCACCATACGCATTTAAAACAGTAGCCAGTCAGAACTTATACCCGTTCCCTCTGGAATTTGATGTGACAAAAATCAAAGTTGTGACGTATCAAACAAACGATAATAACGTGTTCACCGAGGTCCCTGCTTTGAGGAACGACGACAATCAGTACGCTTCCTCGTCTAGCCTTTGGTACATCGTCATTTCGAATGCTATGTTCCTCAACATCCCCGGGGGGGCGGTCGACAATAGAACGGTGTACATCTATTGTGACTCAGATCCAACCGAGGTTACAGAGGCAACGATTAATCTTCCGCCGGACCTGCCTACCAAATACCATGAAATACTAAAATTTGGCGTTCTTGAGCGCATTGCAGCAGCACGTAAGGATGTTATTATGAAAAATAATTTTGCGGCAGACAAGCAGGACAAGATCGAGAACGTTCTCTGGGAACAAAAACTACAAGAACCAGAGTGGACGAAGCCCATAGACGTCATGCCTCGGGCAGGGAATCACGGATACAGGTGGTGGTAATATGGCCTATTGGCAAGCAGCGCGGAACAGTGAGGTAAGACAAGCGAATAACTTTTCAAAGGGACTGGATACCGAACACAGTCCTTTTTTTGTTGACGAAAACACCATAATCGACGGGTACGGATTCGACTTTGATAATTACCCAGCCCTTCAGGTGCGCGCCGGCCGAACCAATTACGGGAACAGCGGCGGGGCGAAAACAAATCTACTCACTCGGTTTGGAAATACGCACCTAGTCCGTGCGGTAGGAACAAGATTGCAATACAACAGCGGAGGAACAGCCTGGACGGACATACCCGGATCATATGCAGATATCGAATGGAGTGCAGCCAACTTTGATTTAAATGGTGCTGCACTTCTTCTTTTGAATCCGACCGATGGCGGTTACCACTGGACCGGAAGCTCTTTAAGGGGAATATCAAGCATGCCCAAAGGGAAATACATCACTTCGGACAACCTGAGAGTTTATGTAGCCAATAAGAGCGGAGAAGAAGACTATGTATACTATTCCGCATTCCAAGACGCCTTGGACTGGACCACGCCCAAGAACAGCGGTGCGGTTCAGTATTATACAGCATCAGGCGGTCCGATCACGGGAATTTACTCTTACAACGGTGGAATATGGGTGTTCAAAAAGGATTCCTATGCAATCATCTATCATACGGGCAGTGCGGACCTTGCTTATCGCTTGGTACCCATGGGCGGAAACATCGGCTGTGTGTCATCTAAAACGCTTGTAGAGGCTGGTCCGTTCCTGATGTGGCTTGGTATGGATGACGTATATGTAGGCGCTGGAGACGCCGCCAGAGGCGTAGGAGAGCCAATAAGAAAGTACCTCAACCAAATCAATAAGTCGGCGGTCGAGAACTCTTTCGCTTTTACCGCGAACAATCGCTATTACCTCTGCATCCCGACCGAATCAAGCGTTTACCCCAATATGTGCCTAGTGTACAGCTACGAACAGCGTCAATGGCTGCCATACAGTGCCAACCTCCCGGGCATGAACTGGGGCGTGTCGCTTAATGGTGAGGCCTATACCGGGGATTTTTGGGGACAGACGCACAAGATGAACAACGGCACTACTGATTCCGGTCAGCCGATCCCATGGAAGGTGCAGAGCCGGCCGTTTGACGAAGGCATAAAAGAGGCGGAAAAAGAATTGTGGGAGCTCCATTTGCTCGGATACTTCCCGTCCGGATCTACGCTAAAGGTTGAGGTTTCGCCACGGGATGACGGCACCGAGTGGTACAACATTGACTATGACCCAATCGCCAACAGCGGAAATACGCAAAACAAAAACCTAATCGTACCTATGGATGTCGTGCCATTATGCCATTATTATTCCTACCGTTTAACCGGTACCGGCCCGGCCACGATCCAAGAGGTACAAAGGTATTCACGCATACAACCTGTACAGTATTAAGGAGGGATCACATGCCAGTTCCGGACATAGCAGGACTTCCACCATTTGCGGATTTTAACGATGTTACCACCAAGATTGATGATTTAGTTCAACGATTGCGGCAACTGCTGCTTAACCTGGACACATTAAACATAAGGGAATTGCACGCCAGTAAACTTGTGGCTCAGTCTATAACGGGTGACAAGATTGAAGCAAATTCTATCAGTGCAAACCATATTCAGGCCAATGCTATTACTGCAGATAAGATCGAAGCAGGCGCGGTTACGGCAGATAAAATAGATGTCAACGAACTATCGGCCATCACAGCTAATTTGGGACACATAACGGCCGGCTTAATTGAGTCGGTGGAGATATTCGGGTCCTATATTGCGACAAGTAAGAGTTACCCAAAAGCAGAGCTGGATTCGACAGACAACCTTATAGGTGCTTATGCTACTCTAGACAATTACATCCAGATATACACTCCAAACAGTGGATTTTCGCCTACCATCAAATTCGGCACACCAGCAGGGGTAGCATATATAACTTATGATATTTTTGGTAATGCAATATCAGTTACAAGCAGTGATGCCAAAATTAATATATCTACTCAGCAGAGAATTGAGTTATTTGCTCAAGGTGGAGTTTTTGTAACAGACTGGAGAGATTTTAAAAATAATACTACAGGACGGTCGCTTCAAGACGACTTTGTTATGAAATAATAGACACTCCCTAATATTGGTTGATATACTTGAGGAAAATTGTTCGAGGTGATTACAGTGAAAAAACTAGTTGCCGGATTTATCCTTGGTGCATTCATCATGATGTCGGCTCAAGCATTTGGTGATGGTATATCATTCATTGGCAAGAAAGTTGATGGTCAGACAACTGTAACGATTAACGGAGAAGAAATTGGAGAAGCGGTTATTATAAACGGAAAAAGCTTCGCTCCAGTCAGGGAAATCACTGAAGGGTTTGGTGGGAAGGTGGAGCAGGCAAGTGGAAAGGGGATTGCATTGAAAATGGATGACGTATCCGTTTCGACTACAGATAATCCAAACACGGATAATACAAGTACAGATAATACAAAACTCAAAAGCGAACTTGAGCAAAAAATAGATCAGCAAAAAAAGCAAATTAAATCCATTAATGAGGTTATTGCAGGCCTAGAAGAACAACTGGTTCCATTGAAAGAAAAAGCGGATGCAGACAAAACAACTGTCGGTGTTGACAGAACAAAATACGAAATATTTAAAAACGTGCTTCAGGAACGTAAAGACAGCCTTCCGATCGAAGAAAAAAAACTCGCCGATCTCGAAGCGCAGCTGGCGGCGTTACAGTCACCGTCAAATTAGTTATGATATAATAGGTCATAATCCAATTATGGATTTTGAGTTAGGAGTGATACCGTGAGCGAAGAGTTACTGAAACAAATACTCGAAAAGCTTGATACCATCGACACCAAGGTGGACCGGATCGAACAGAAACTCGACGCCACCTTTGAGCAGGTAGCCAAGAGTGCGGAGACCATAAACGAGATCGCAGCGACACAGGACCGACATGAGCGTATCCTGGAGGTATTGTCTAAGCGTTCAATTGAGCATGAATCGTACATTCGCAGAGGTTGAGGTATATTCCAGTATGTGGTATTATCATGATGACCTACATTAGCCAACCTTAGAGTGGGTCATTTTCGTTTTTCGATGTAAGTGAGCAACGCCAACAGGAACACAAAAGGACTCTCTATTGAGGGTCCTTTTGTGTTGAGTAAAAAATTTGAACCATGTTGGTTTACGAAAAGGCATTTTTGGGATAGTAATAATATATGTACAGCAAAAAGGACTCTCTCTGTTGAGGGTCCTTTTGTTTTTACTCGGGTTTTCTGTTGTTTAATTCTAAGCATACGTGTTCAGGTACCATAGGTATTTCCATATAGATACTCATCATGTTACTTTTGGCGATTTCAAATCTCTTTTTATTTTCAGTAATCATTTTCTCATTGCTAAGAATGGTTGCAAGAATTACGTCTGTTGGTTGTTCTGACATTAGACGAGTTATTAGGCTGCGAGCATCTTTAATATTTTTTTCATAGTCATCTAGAGCCTTTATGATCCGTCTTGATCTCCTATCATAGTGAATTATTCCAAGCAAAAAATCAGCACTATCATTTAATTTCTTAGCTAGTAGTGCCAATGTTTCTAAATTAGGTTCACGTTGTCCATTTTCAATTTTCCCATAGCCTTGAGGGGACATGCCTATATATTCAGCTACTTCTTTTTGCGATAAATTCTCTCGTTCTCTCAACCATTTAAGACGCAAAGAAAAAATTTCCACAAAAAATACCTCCAAATATTGACTTATAAACAAAACGGATATATATTATTATTGTAAGTGACATTAAGTTTACTTTTTAAGGTGGTGATAAACAAAATGGCTAAACCAAAGACAAGGATTGAAATGATTCGTCGGCAATGTTTTTTGAGTCAAAAGGAAGTCGCCTCTAGGTTAGAAATGTCACCCGTTAATTACTCCAAGATTGAAAGAGGAGAAAGGAGATTGACAGTTGATGTTGCCAGGAAACTTGTGGATTTATTCCAACTAAATTACATCGATGACCTACTTGATGACGAAAACAAAGCAAGTTGATCCATAATGGATACTTAACATCATTTTATCAAACAAAATATTTAATACAAGGAGGATTAAAATGAACGAAGTAGGGATTGTAATTGATATCTCCAGAAGGTTGATTGAGCATCTTAAGTTAAGCACTGAAAATGCTCTATACATCATTGATCATGTTAAAGAAAATTTTGAGGAATTACAGAAAGCAGAACGTGATGGTGGTTTGCTTGAGTTTTATAGAAAATTAAAAGAAGGGAGAAAGCAAAATGAAGGATCTGATCTTATTTGAAGGAAATGAAGTAATAATTCTGATGCCGCAGGATGTGAACTTTAAATTCAATGGCGATTTCCTGATAAAGGCGAAAGACGTTGCATCAGTATTAGAATATCAGGGAACGTCTGCAACTCAAGAGGTGCTTAAGTTTGTAAAGCAAAATCAAGTGTATTTAGTGAAAAAATCTAATATGGTGAATCGCCATATTAGGATTCATAATACGGGCGAAACCTTTATAACGAATTTAGCTCTCAATAGGGTTTTGGGGAAATCCGAAAAGCCAAAAGCTGAACCGTTCCAAGATTGGCTTTATGAAGATGTTCTACCTTCAGTTAGTAAACGTGGTGTTTATCTAACACCTGCGGCAATCGAGAAGACATTAACCGATCCCGACTTCATCATCAGCATGGCTACCGAAATTAAACAGGAGCGCCAGAAAAGGCTTGCTGCGGAAATGCTGCTTAAAGCTCATGCTCCAAAGATAGCGTACTATGACATCATTCTAAAATCTAAAAGCACTGTAACAACAACTCAGATTGCTAAAGACTATGGTCTTACAGCCAATGAATTAAACAAAATATTGAAGGAGCAAAAGATTCAGTACAAAGTAGGCGATCAATGGGTTTTGTATAAAAAATATGCTGATAAGGGATACACTCAGTCAGAGACATTTAACTTTACGCATACAGATGGTACACCTGATGTAAGAATGAACACGAAGTGGACACAACGAGGGAGAATATTCATTCATCAGATACTAACTGAACTCGGAATAAAGCCTAACATCGAGAAAGAATACTGCGATGCAAACTAAAAAAGCCGCTTATTAAAGCGACTCTTTCCGTCACCTACTCTTAACTTGGCGGTTAACAGGTGACAACACACATAACGAGGGCAAAGCCCTTACAACAACATTATACCATTTACAACCTAGAAGTAAACGGTGTTTGCCCTCCATTGGAGGCTAAACGTGGAACAATTATTAATCAATTATCTACAGTCAAAGGGCATCGATCCCACGGAATTTATCACTACTCTTCAACAAATTATGGACAAGTATCCATCAAACTAATACCTGAGAGTCCTCATTCGAGGGCTCTTTTTTATTCAGCTATATTTTGAGCTCGGCTGATATTTCAGCCCAGCAAAATTCAGACATGGCGAAACGCCATAACATAAAATCCAGTCTCCGCCTTATAGGCGGAAAGTGAGTTAGTAGAAATATCGACCCATATGTACAAAGGAGTTGATCCTATGCGTAGTAGAGACGCCCCTAAGGTAATGACCAAATACTAACTTAAAGGAGTGAGAACATGGCAGCAACCGCCTATAACAAAAGCATCCGGCAGGCCTTAAACAAACAGGGCATCGATAACAGCCAAATCGGCTACAAGAACGGATACGTCACCGTCAACGGCAACAATTTCATGAAGGCCGACAAGAACTACAACGGTGCCGCCTTCACCAACCAGCAGAACTTCACCAACGCCTGGAATGCTTACTCACGAGCATCACAGCCGAAGGTGCCAACAGCAACCCCGACGACCACAACGCCAAGGGTTCCAACGGCTCCGGCCGGCAGCGTGCCGATCCGTTCGGGACTACAGTCTGCCGGATACAATCCGTCATCCATCGGATATAACAAAACGAACAATACGGTTACGCTGAACAATCAACCGTTTATGGTACCTTCGGCCAACGTCCAGGGGACCACATATGGCAATCAGCAGACGTTTAACAATGCTCTAAGTAACTACCGAATAGGCGACCTGACGAACCGAATCGTCAATAACACCAATCTCCCAACGAATCAGTACACATCACAAATTGACGATACCATCCGGCAACTGATGGACTTTGCAAAGAACCAGCAGCAGATTGATCCGTACAGCACACATCAATATGCGTCGTATAAAGCCCAGGCCGACCGTAGGGCAAACGAAGGTATACGGTCTGCACAAGAAGCCATGGGGTCATCCGGGTTCGGCAGATCTTTGGCGCTGGGCGAACGTGCGCAGGATGTTCAAAATCAAGAAACAGCCTATCTGGAGACGCAGGTTATACCACAGATCATTGCGGCAGAACAGGCCCGACAGCAGCAACAATACGATAACTTGTTTAGCGTGCTTAATCCCCTCATGAGTCAGCAGGGATATGCAGATACAAGAGCGCAGAACGAGCTTCAGAACGTCTATAACGCGCTTGGAGCAGTACAACAAGAACAACAGCGTGGATATGACAACGCCCGCGCAGACGCGGCGCTGACAGGAAATTACATGACGCCAGAAGCGCAGCAAGCCATTAACGCCTTGCTTGGACTCAAGCAACAGGCGGAGACAAAGGGGATTACAAAAGATCAGCGTACAGCGCTTAGCAAGCAAGCTGACGTGATTCGAAACGAACTTAGCATGATGGGAATTGACGCTTCTCAGTTTGGCGCCAACGTCAATTACAACACAGCAAGTAAGGTGAACCCAGGACGGACGCTTCAAGGGCAGCAACTAGACCTGCAGAAGAAACAATCCAACATGGATGCGGCAGGCATGGTCAGCAACCAAACAGGCCGGGTTATTAGACCGCAGGATGATTGGATGGGACTTTACCGTCAGGCCCAAAATCCTAATACTCCGTTAACCATGGATGCACAGCAACAAGCATTCAACAATAAGCAATTACTTGAGGAATTCGCTTATCGTAAGGCTAGAGACACCATTGCAGACACACAATGGCAAGCACAATTTGACGAAAATAATCGTCAGTTTGGCCTTGGTTACGCCATGGATCAGCTTCGGAGACAGGATGATCAGGCTTATAGAAATGCTCAAATCGCAATGGGACAAGACGATAACGCCCGTTTGTGGGTTCAAATGGAATATGAAATGGCTAACCAGCCAAACGGTTCTTCTGGCGGTTTAACAGCTAACCAGGTCCTACAGAGCATGAGAGGACTATACACTGATCCGGTGTATGAAACAGATGAAGCCGGGATCAAAACGAAGACAGGAAGCCAGATCACAAAGGACCCGACAAAACGTGAGCAGATGTTCCTCAACGTCGTAGACTCCGGCCTGAGTGACAAGGAGACTAATCAAATCTTGCAATCGCTCGGCATGACCAAGTCCGAGATCGACGGTTTGATGAAAAAGTATGGAGGCTCCTCGGGAAACTGAGTAGCCCCACAGCTTCCTCGGCTAGTGGGGCTACATTGAATCAGACGTTAAGTGGAGCGCTTAAAGGTAAAGGTGATGCATTTGCTGCTGCAGGCAAGAAATACGGCATCGACCCTGCACTGTTGGCCGCTATTGCGATTCATGAGACCGGAAACGGTTCAAGTAACGCTGTCAGGAAAAAGAATAACGTCGGCGGTATGATGGGAAAAAACGGACTGATGACGTTCGGTAGTGTCGATGAGGGAATAGATCGGATGGCATCAAACTTGAAACGACTATACTTCGATCAAGGGCTTACCACAATCCCACAAATTCAGAAGAAATATGCTCCGGTTGGCGCGTCGAACGATCCGACCGGCCTTAACAATCATTGGGTAAGTGGGGTGACAAGGTATTACAGAATGCTAGGAGGCAGCTAAATGGCTAGTCAATTTGACACAATACGTAATCGAATAAGACGAGGCGAAGAGGCAAAAAAGCGTGTATTAGAACGTGTCTACTCACCTAAGCCAGAACCTCAAGAGACATCGATGTTTGACGCTATCCGAAATCGATCTCTTGAACCGGAGCCGAGCACTGCCCATGCAGGAACTACAATGCAGAATTTTCCCGACATTAACCCTTTAAAATCGTCCCTTATGCGCGCTACCGTAGGAGACAAGCAGGCGAAGCAAACATGGGAACAGGCGTCGGGCGTCCAATTTAAACCTATCTTCGGCCCGCCACCACCGCCTCAGAAGTCAGAGTACGAAAAGGGTCTTCAAGCGATTGAAGAGAAGCGTCCAGCCGGCTTTTGGGGAAACGTATATGATTACACCGTTGGACCGTTTGCCAAGGCGAACAACTGGCTATGGTACGGTAACGACCCCGGGAGTTTTGTCACCCGGGCGGTCGGCACCGGGGGAGAAATGGTTCTCGGTACGCCGTCGGCCCGACCGGCAACCACCGGAAATGCGGCAGCAGATAAGGCTGCGGACATCCTGGGCACGGTCGGTGGCGTCGCTGGCATGGCATTTAACCCAGCTGCGGCCGGGGTCAAGGGACAGAACCTTTTAACTGGTCCACTTAACGTTGCGCGCGGCGCTCTAAGCACAAACGCCGGACAGAAAGCTCAACGGGCGCTCTCATACGGCATCAACTCAACCATGCCGCGGATGTCTACGGCTACGGCAGATAGGTTGGCACGCACAAGCCTAGAGGGCGCTATCACAGGAACCGTCGGTGGCGTGGCCCAAGGGCTTGTACAGGGGCAGGACAGCAACCAAGATATCCTACGTAATGCCGCACTAGGGGCCGGGCTTGGGGCTGTAGGTGATCCGATAATTTCTTCTTTGCCTGGAGTGGCAAAAGGCTTAAGCGGTAGGTTAAAAAATACGGGTTCATCCATTAAAGAAGGTCTTCAAGAAGTTTCCCCCAATGCAAATTTAGGGATCTCGGCGCTCAATAAGAGGTTAAGTCCATATGACAATTTGAAGACAGATACCAAGTCGCAAATCAGATCGAGAGCACAAATGGACCCGATAAAATTAAGCGGTACTGCTAACAGAATGTATACTGCTCTGGTAGATGACGTACACTCTCTTAATCAATTCGATAAACTGACAGAACGGGTGTTAGGAAAGCCTCTTGACGCTTCAGAAAGCACCCATAAACTAGCCCTTAGCTCTCGTGGTTCCGATATGATATCCAGACAAATTGTTACCGATAAATTGGTGGACAAGGGTGGTAACGTGGTTAGTGACTCTTTAAAAGATATACTTACTAAATTGCCCCGAGGTAAGTTTGTTGATTTTGAAGATTATCTTATCAACAAACATGCAATTACTCGATCTAAACGAGAGGAAAAGGTGTTTCGCGACGAACTAAATTGGACTCCTGAGGTTGGGAAGAATAAAATCGATGATTACGAAGCCGAATTTCCGCAATTCAAAGAAGTATCTGACCAGTTATACGATTTTAATAAAAACATGGTTAACAAATGGCTTGTGGAAACTGGCATGATTACTCCTGAACAGGCGAAGGCATGGTTTGATGCGAATCCATACTATATCCCGAACAAACGATACTTTACGGACCTTGAAAAAACAGGGAAGGGATTTGGCGGTAAATCAGGCGGATACGGAAATGTATCTACGCCAGTTAAGGGGTATCAAAAAGGAGGCTCTCAACGGCAGATAATAAGTCCAATTGAGGCCACTATCGAAAATGTGGACACCTATGTAAAAGCCGCAAAACGAAATCAGGTCATGCAACAGTTCATAAAGAATATAGAGCAGAATCCAGAGGCATTCAAGGATTTTGCCGAGATTGTGAAGCAACCAGAAAGGCTTGATGACATAACCAAAATCATGATGAGCGAGGATGGAATCGAAGAATTGCTTTCACGCTTCAGCGAGGATTTCGACAAGGTTATGCAACGTACGAAACTGGATAAAGACAATGTTGTGCGTGTCCTTGTTAACGGCGAGCCGGTACATGTAAAGATCAATGATAAATCTTTGCTTGAGGCCATTACTGCATTGGGACCGGATTCAGGCGGGAAACTTCTTGATGCTATAGGTTGGTTCACTAATAAAATGAAGATGCTGACTACAGGTGCGAACCCGATTTTCAACATTACCCGAAATGTTTTCAGAGATATTCCGCAAGCTTATGTTGCATCAAAGTCTACAAACAATCCATTAAGATTCATATTCGACCTTGCCGATGCTTCTATTCAAATTATTCGCAATAAAGACCTGTATCGACAATATAAGTCGTTAGGCGGAGGGCACTCGTCATCTGTTGCTGCCAATAGAAATTTATTGGCTCAAAGCAAAAGATCGGTATTGCCTCAGAATCCCATTAAGGGTGTTGTCCCAAGGGCTTGGTCGGCTTTAGAAAATATGATGAACGCCATAGAGTCTGCGCCACGACTAGCCGAATACAAGCGCATTTCTAAAAATGGTACTGGTGATGAATCACAGTTGATGAAGGCAATTTATGAAGCACAAGACCTAACAACTAACTTCAAAAGGAGAGGGACTTTAACACGTGAGCTTGATAAGGTATTCCCTTACTTCAATGCTGCGATACAGGGGATGGACAGGTTTGCGAGAATGTACAAAGACGATCCTGTCAAAGCAGCAATCAAATCGGTTTTAACCATCACTATCCCTTCTTTGGTGGCCTATGCAGTCAATCATGATGACCCCAATTATCAGAAGACCAGCAACCGAATCAAGGATAGTTTCATTTTAATTCCGAAAGGAGATGGAACTTTCTACCGAATTGCTAAACCGCAGGAGTTAGGGGCGCTGTTTGCTGATATACCTGAAAGGCTAATGAGGAAATTACAGGATGAAGACCCTGCAGCGTTCCGAGATTTCTCGGATCATTTAAGAACAACCTTTTTACCTCCTGGTGTTTCTGGGGCATTCAAGGACGGAAGCATCGTAGATAAAGCACTTGGGGTAATGGGGGATACAACTCTGGGTCCTTTCTTTAACGTAGCCCAAAACAGAAACTTTGCCGATGCTCCGATCGTGCCTGGATATTTGGAACGTAAGTCCCCTGATCTTCAAAGTGACGCTCGGACAAGTTCTCTTTCCAAATGGATTGGAGAGAAAACTAACACATCACCAAAACAGCTAGATTATCTAATTCGTCAGTACACTGGTGTTATTGGCCAACTTGGTCTCCCCATGATGTCTCCTGCAGGTCAAGGAAACAATGCCCTCGAATCATTTGGGAACGCATTTGTTCAAAATATGAGCGTGGACCCTGTATATTCTAATGACCTTTCTACCGAGTTCTACAACTATAAAGATCAGCTCGATCAAGCCTTTGTTGACAGAAAGGACAAGCCATTACCGAAGTGGTACCATGACGGTCTTAGAAAACAATTTGGGAAAATCAGCGAAAACATGTCATCAATACGTACGCAAATGCGGGAATTAGAGGGCGACACCAAAATAGACAAGAAACAAAAGCGTGAGAAATTGCGTCAGATGCAGGAATCAATTAACCAGTTAGCACAGAAAGGTATTGAAATAGCTAATGGTAGGGTGCCTTATAAGGATTGACTTTGATTTGGTGTCATGGTAAATTCTAACTACAAAATCCTAAAGCATAGGTCAAGAAGAGTCCAGGGAAAGCATCCCTTGGGCTCTTTTTGTTTTGGGGGAATCATGGACTATATCAAGTTTGATCGTTCCGAATACATGGTCAGTGACTTTTCGGAGGAATGCTTAAATATAATTGAAAGATTCCTCGGGTCTGATGTGCGCGACCTACTCTTCGTGCCGGTGGTGGACGATGTTCGATTACGACTTTCTTCTTGATCTCATAAATATTTTTCTCAAAAACGGCGTCGCCTTAAGCTCACTAGGGATGATCGTTATTTTAATTCTCAAACAGAAAAAGATGAAAAGACGGCTGAGAAAGTACCTGCCTTTTATGTTTCAAGAAGACAACGATGTCCAAGCGTATATCGGAAATCAGCTTTTAATAATGCGAAATATCGAAATGATCATGAACGAAATGGGGATCGAGCCGTGCGAAAGAAATGGATCTACGACGAAATCATGGCCTCAGGATCAGAAGAGCTCAAATATATTATCCAAGTTATTACCAATGGGTACCGCCCAGGCAAATCACCCAAGGAGGGAAAGAAAGATGAAAGGATTAAAGAAGGTAATTGACGCCGGACATGGTGGTCATGATCCAGGAGCGCAAGGACCTAGCGGAAGGAAGGAAAAGGACTTCGCGCTCACCATGGCACTTAAGGTTGAACAGCGGCTGAAAAGGGACAAGAAGGTGACGCCGGTCCTCACCCGGAACAAGGATACGTTTGTAGAACTCAAGGACCGGGCTAAGATGGCGAATAAACAAAAAGTGGACGGATTTATTTCTATCCACGCCAATAGCACGGGCAAAGTCGGCAGCGCAACGGGCACGGAAACGCTCTACACGCGAGAGGAAAGCAAGTCCCTAGCGAACATCATCCATAAGCACGTAGCAGCCGCCACAGGCCTTAAAGACCGCGGTGTGAAGTACCAGAACATACACGTTACCCGGGAGACCACCATGCCTGCCGTCCTGCTGGAAATCGGTTTTATCAACCACCCTGAGGATGAAAAGAAACTCTTCGACCCAGCCTTTCAGGACCGTGTAGCCGACGCGATTGTCGCCGGGATATACGAATACTTTGGCATTACGGTCGAGGCACCTGCACCGCCACCTGCTGTACCCCACAAGGAAATGGAGATCACCGTCCACGCTGGAAAGCTTGAACGGTACACCGGCTATAACATTAAAGGCAAGACGTGGATCCCATCACAACCAATCGGTGAATTGCTGGGAGGCCGGATCGTATACAAAAATGGGATTGTAAACATTAATGGGACTGATGTTGAGACGCAGAATATCGGAGGCAACGGTTATGTGTGGTCCCGAGACCTTAAAAAGTTGCTGGGTGCCCGGATCTTTTGGGACAAGAAAGAACCGAATCGAGTAGATATCTTTAAAAAATAAGGAGGGGTATGCGATGCTTGAAAACATCATGGACGCTATGCAGCCAATCGTTACAACAATAGTACAGGACCTTATCACCTTTATCGTGCTGGGATTGCTAATTGGCTACGGTCTCCTGAAAACAAAAATCCTATCGTTTATTAAGAATGAAATGTTGCACCGGATTGCATCGGAGGGATTTGCGATTGCTGAGACTAATTTCAAGGAACTCGGCAGTAATGGTAAATACGATGAAGCTTTTAAATACACGTCGAACAAATTAGGCCAGTTTCATATTAAGGTGAGCGAAGACGAAATCAAAGCAGCAATCGAAAGGGCATGCTTGGAATACAATACAAAGAAGAAAGTTGTAATTGAGAAAAATAAAGCAAGTTGA